CATTACTAGCAGATCCCCCGTATTCATTTCCAATCTGCTCGTACAATAAAGGATAATCATTAATATCATACTCAGATCCATCACAATAAAGATATCCATAATACTGATATTCTGGATTTTGATGGGGAAGAGCATCTCCTGGAATAACATCATATGCTGTTACCCCATTTACTGGGAGAGTCGTTGGAACAAAATTTTCATCATAAGTATTGGAACCATCTTTTGTCTTAAAGACGTTGATGACTGTTCCAATAGTAACCGTATCAGGACCTTTCTCTTGATAAAAGTTCCTTCTGTTATTACGATATGAAGGGGGTGTAGCAACCATTTTACGTCTTGATTAAATATTCTACAACAATAAAGGGAGCAGTAGCGGAATCAATCGATGCCACCGTACTAGGAGACAAGCTCACAGTAGTATTTAACGCCTCAGGACTCAACAAAAATGTATTAGTCACGTATTTGTAGTTATGAAGCTGTGATTTATCCAAAAGAATTTTATGGTTGTGTTGTGTAGGATCTCCATCAACTTCATTTTCCTCTGTTTCAGTAAACATATTAGTTGCCTGAGGAAATGATTCTTGGTCTGTAATGTTTGAGTTCAAAGGAACAACGTCAGAAAGAGGAAGTCCCTGCCAATCATATGGAACACCTTGCTTTCCTGCTTGGTAAGTAACTGGTGCAGTTCCAGTTGTATTCCATGCAGCACCAGATCCAGAGTATTGACAACCACCCGTAAATAGAGAGAAATAGTTGGCAAACTTAGTTCCCGTAAATCCAAAATAAGTATCAGAAAGATCATATTCAACTTGATCTCCCAACAGACAATAACATCTTAGACTACTGAGATCACAACCACCATCACAGAAGTTATAGTAGACAGTATACTGAGTACCGACAAATAGGTTTTGTGATGTGTTTGGTGTTCCAGCTTTACCACCTGAGGCAATCGCCCAACATGCTGGTTGGTTACTACCAGGACCCTCACCCAAATCAGTAGCATCTAACCAATCATCAATAGGAATTGTCGATGCTGTCTGGAAATAATTCTGTCCTGCTGGTTGCTGATTACCATCAAATGTCAGTGATGTATCTTCTACAAATCCACCACTAAATCCAATGAGAACAATACCTGACATATCATATGCGTTTGGAGAACCAGTAGTTTCTGGCTCCTGCTCGTCATCTCCAGAATTTCCAATTGGAGTAAAAGATTGTGAAAATGTCATGGTAAAAGGATCACCAGTTGCATAACTTCCATCAAGGAATTGAGCGGGAATAGGATAAGTATTTGGAACCCAACTATCATACTGTGCGTCATAAGCAGATGTTGTTAGACCACTATCTGCTCTAGATGGCAAAATAGGACTTGGTTCTGTTGTTCCATCAGGCCAAGTAATATAAACACCCTCACCTACTTGGTTAACTCTCTCACCTCCATTGCTATCATTACCCATGATTGAAGTAATAGAAACAAGAGTATATTGTGCAAATGGAACTGTAACAGTCCAAGATCTAGGATTTTGAATAGTGTTAAATGGTGATGTTCCACTAGTACCAAATGCAACATATCCAGATCCTACACCTGGATTTGTGAATCCACCATCTTCACCAATTCCATTTCCAAAAGGAACAATAGCAGTTCCACTAAAAGTGTTAGTAACATCACTTCCAGAAATATCATAATTAATATCAGGAAGCTGAATGACACCACCAGTGTTAGCAGAAGATGGTTGTGTTCTTACTCTAGTAGTAGTCGAAAAGTGCATGTGCGGGTGAATTGCAGATGCATCGACTGCTTCAGTATCAGTATATCCATCATTTCCCCATTCAAATGATGGTTTTCCTTTTAATGGAATTGTTTGAGATGGTACAACAAAATTACCTGTGTAAGTAACCTGAGCGATTGTACCTACATTTGACGTTGCTTCAATACCGATACCAGATCTTTTAATAAAAGTATTATTTTGAGTTTCTGTAATAATATTGTTATATGTTCCAGAATCTGAAGGTGAAGGTCTTGGATATTTTGATCCAAGATCTGGAACTACAAATTCATCTTCTCCAATACTGCCAATAATTTCACCCTCTTCATCGAGTTTAGCAAATTTGCATTGAGTTCCTGTGCCACAAATTTCTGCAAGGTCAGGATAGTCTAATGCACTATACTTAGTGCCATCACATCTGAGATATCCTGCTGGAAGTGTGTTTTTTGCGGATTCAGAATTAGGATTATTAGGAGACAAATATTCTACAGGCCAAGTAATAATACTACCTGTAAGAGTACCGTATTTTGCTCTTTCTTTTCCGTAATGTGCTGGCATCAGAAAGCTCTTATAATAAACACAAAATTTTGCGAAGGACATGCTACATTCGCTAATATATTTAGCGCACCGCCAATATTTTCAGGGGCAACATCGCCTTTAGTAATGTCATTTACTGGGTGTGTAGTAGGTCCCTGTAGAGTTCCTTTTTCCATGATAATTTCAAAACTTCCATGATTATGAGAACCAAAAACATTTCCCGCTGGATCTTGTCCTTGTGGGGTAGTGTTCATGGTAGTTGGATATGTTCCATGTCTAAAGTAAATATCAAGACTAGCGGATCCACTACCAAAAATATTTCTGTCTAACTCAACAGTATATTCATAATTACCAACTGTGCCAGTTCTACTAATTTGTAAAATTTGTGTGCCTGGTGGAATTTTAACTGCTCCAGTTTGAGAACTTTGAACTAACATATTTGGTTGAATTCCATCATAATCTGGTCCAATGCTAGTTCCCGCAGGAATAGTAATAAAATTTGCTCCTCCTGTAACTTGACAGTTAATTAGATATGCATTTTGACCTGCTTCTGGATCATCTCCAAGTCCAGTAGATCCAATTGTTCCACCAAATCCAAAATAGTTTCTTCTACTAGTAAACTCTTGTGGTCTTGGGAAAAGTCCAGTCCACTGTTTTTGTTGGTGTGTTGTAACTGGTGTACCACTAAAATTACCAGTATATGGGTTTGGTGATTGATAAGTTACTTCTTCAACAGTATCTGGAGGACAGTGAGCGTAGTCATTATCAGAATCGCTAATGAACTCATTAAACTGATATGTTTCAACTAGCACATTCTCATCATAGTATGTAATCAAACCCGCTCCATTACACCAAGTAGGTGCTTCACCTGGATTTGACAAAGATGCTTCATACCATCCAACAGTTCCGCAACCACCACCAATACTTTTGTTACCACCGACTTCAAAAGCATCTGGTCTAAACAATAAAGGTTGTGGTCCACCAGATAAACATTTCTCATATGCACCAGGGTGCTTATGATATGGCATATGATTGATGCCTAGTTTTCTTGGATACAAATAAGCAGTTGTAGTAAATGCAGGAGCACTTACACCAATGTTTCCACCCGCTGGTCCATTTGTCATTTTTCCAACAAATGGAGTATCAATATCAATAGTAAAAACTAAGTCTGTATCTGCACTAATCAAAGTAGGAATAGATTTTGTAAGTCCATCATCTATAACCAAAGCTTCTCCTGCTTGGTCTACTAATTTAGCAAAAGCATCAACTTGTCCTGCATTATAAGCACTTTGACCCAGCATAGCTGGTTCCAAATCCATCATAACTCTTCCTGTAATATCAGGAACTTTTACAGTTCCGTTATAATGAGGAAAATCTCCAGAAAGAGTAGTTCCACCATAACTATTTCCAATGACAGATGATAGAATAGGATACCTATCAGCATCATATACTTTTCCATCACATAAGATCCATCCTTCGGGAACATTGTCAATGAGTGTTCCCGAGGATGCGTTGCCCGCCCATGGCATGATGGTGCCAACTTTGGCGGTCTTCATCTTTTTGATTTGACCGTATGATTGTGCCATAAGTTTAGAGTTCTACTAACCACCAACCGCGTAGGTTGGAAGGAATTTCGTTTGCGTTAGGATCATTTGGAGCATCTGTGTTTCCAACATAAAGGAGACCAAATGCAGCATTTCTTGTCTGAACGACAAGTTCACCGCCATCGTAAGGAGCAACTAGTAGGTTGCCACCAGATCCAGAAGCAAGTCTGGTTCCTTGATTGTCGCCTTGAATTGCAACAGCGTTTCCATTGATTGGAAGTGCTCTAATAACGAGGTTTGTGTTATAGCTGAGATTACCAGTTAGTTCAACAAATCTAATCATGTCACCAGTCAATGCATTATCTGGTAGATATACAACCATGTTTCCACCAGTTGTAAGATTTACGAGATAGTTGTTGTTTGGTTGTAATGGGTTGCCAACTGTTTGACCGATTCCAGTAGCAGATTGTGCTACATAGGTCCATCTTCTACCACCATTTGCAGTAAAATATTGAGAAATACCGAATGCATCAACTGCACCATCTTGATACATGATGAAGTCCTTAGGACCAACTGTTCCACCAACACCAGCAGAACCAATGTTATCAATGTGGAGTAGTGGTAGTGAAGGAGAAGCAGTTTCCTGAACCTTACCCTTAATGTAAAGGGATTCGCCCATCTCTACTGCACCAGTAGCTCTTTCTACCTTGAATTGCAGTTCATTGTTGCAAACTCCGTTCTCTTGACATTGTGCGTTGTAGACCTGGAGATTTCCATGAATGTTAGCAGTACCATTTAGGTACATGCCATCTCTTCCTGTCTCTGGGTCAACGATAGCACCGTCACCTGGGTGACCGTCATCGTTTGCAACGTTGAAGATCAGTGTTCTGCCATCAGTACCATACATTTGAATGGCACCACTGGTGATTTTAAGTTTTCCGTGAGTAGTAAGATCACCACCACCGAAGAACTTAGTAATGCTGCTGTCTGCATTTCTAACAGACTTAGCAAGTCTTACACCATAAACAGAATCGTTTTGTCCGTCAATGCTATCAGGCCAGAAGAATTCAGTTCCAATTCTTACAATGTACTCATAATCGAGTTTCTCAGAAACAAGATCACCATTTACCAACTTCATACGAATCTTATTAGGATTCGTGTTTGGAGTTTCAACAATTACTCTTCCTGTTGCAGGAATTTCCTCAGAAAGTGTGGTAGTTCTAGGATCTTTCTCTAGTTTGACAACAATGTCAGTTGCTTGCCAAGATAAAGCAGTTGTTTCTTCAACACCTCTACCACCAGTTGGATATTCAGCATTGTTACCTGTTGGCAAATACTTGTAACCATTACCATCTTCAAATGGATTATCAGTAACGCGAATCATCTCCGCCTTGCTGACGCCATCTGTAATTAGAACAAGATCTCCCTTCTGGAAGGCATCGATGCTATTAACAGCGATGTTTGCAGTAGATGG